CTTGGGCGAAAGTGTACTCCCATGCCTTCCAAGGTCCTGGTGGTTGGTACATTGAGAACTCCCTGACCACTCTCAACGAGAAGGATCCCGTTGGTGAAGTCAACCGCCGTCTCTGGAACAGCGGTAGTGATGAAGACAAAGAGACTGCTCGTAAGCAGAAGCGTAAGCTCCAGTATTACAGTAACATCCTTGTCGTGAAGGATCCTAAGCACCCTGAGAACGAGGGCAAGGTGTTCCTCTACAAGTATGGCAAGAAGATCCATGACAAGATCCTTGCTGCTATGCAACCCGAGTTCCAAGACGAGACCCCCGTCAATGTCTTTGACCTTTGGGAAGGTGCTAACTTCAAACTGAAGATCAAGAAAGTTGCTGGTTACTGGAACTATGATTCTTCTGAGTTTGATAGTGTCTCTGCTCTCAGTGCAGACGATGATGAACTGGAAGGCATCTGGAAGTCCGAGCACTCTCTGGAAGCGTTCACTAACAAAGACCAGTTCAAGTCCTACGAGGATCTTGAGCGTCGTCTGAACATGGTGCTTGGCATTGGTTCACGTCCTGCTTCCGTCCCCTCTGTGGATGACGAAGAGTATGAACCTGTCGCTGCTCCTGAACCCTCGTCGTTCCGTAGTCGTGTGACTGCTGCTCCCTCTCCTGTAAAGGAAGAGGCAGTCGTTGATGATGACGATGCTCTGTCCTACTTTGCTCGTCTTGCTGAAGAGTGATTGTCAGGGATCAAACATTAACTGATCCTTAACTCTAAATATACGGACCTCTGCTAGAATACAGAGGTCTTTTTTAATGACACAAACCCTACTCTAAAGGAAAAACAAATGAAAGCAATCGCTCTTGCTGCTCTGGCACTGCCCATGATCGCAGCACCTGCCCTTGCAGGACCCTACGTTTCCACCAAATCGGAATTCAAAGGATCTGACAGCACATATAAGGAAACTGTAAATCAAGCACGTCTTGGTTACGACTGGAAACTTGGTAAAGTCGCCCCCTATGTAGAATTGGGTGGCGGTGCTAAAGCACCCGATGGTGCTAGTGTTGATGGTTTCGTTGCCGCTGAAGTTGGTGCTGGCATCAAACTGACCGACAAACTCTCTGCTAAGGCAAAGTTTGAGGCACTCAGTTTTGACACTAAGACTGACTGGAAAGTTGAAGTCGGCACTAAGTATCGCTTCTGATGGACTTCAAAAAGAACCTAACATGCTGTGCCACAAGTCCTATATGCCACTTCGTAGCCCTGTGTGTTGGGTTCTTGGCGGTGATTGAACTAGCACACACTCACGCTCACTATACTATGAGTACAGATGCGAACAGTTATGTTCATGCCTTCTGTAAGAAAAACTTGAAAGAGTGTAAGCGTATCATTTCAAATTTTGATTAACGATTACATAAATCTGGAAAAATTTTTTCCGTAAATTTTTCGCTCAAAAGGTCGCACTAAACTGCGACCTTTTTTAATCTCTTGGAGATGAAGTCAGATGATTCTTGGTAGAGGTTTTTAGTTTTGAATTCCTCTACAAATCTTCTGAAGTAAGTTTCTTTGAGGATGAAGATTTCTCTTTTCTTTTCGTTTTCCTCTACTTCATACTCGTAATTAGTCACAGGGGAACTCACAGTATTTCCAGGAACCGTTACGGTTTGAGATCCATTCCAGTAAGTGAATGGAGAACTATAGAAATTCTGATCAACAATTAATCCTGCTTGCAGTGCAATCAAATCACCATTCTTTACTTCACTGGTGACATAGTGGTGGATGTTAGAATATGCTTCTAGTTCACCATACTTATACTCCACACTTTTTCTTAGGGTCTCTGAATCAAGTGGTAAAGCAAACTGTGGATTTATAAAGTTGTTTGTTAGAATAATAACCCAATCATAAAAAGAATTGCCATAGTATTTTTCAGAGATATTTTCAATTCTCTCACCATTTTTTATTGAATATTTTTTATAAAAGATAGCATAGTCAAAGATGTCTGGATTGACTTGATATCTTCTGAAGAAATTTTTTGCAGTAATATAATCAGATTCCGAGAACGGATAACTGATTGGTTTCAAATCATATTTGATGTCTGGGATGAGTGAAAAATACATTAGAAACCGTTGTTAATTTCTGATTGGTAAATGAGTTTGCTCTCTAGGAAGTTGATGCTTAACTCTGTTGCCACGGAACTACCGTCACTGTATGTAGCATAAGTTCCATCGGGAGTGTAGTTTACTTGAACTCTTGTGATGGCACAGGGTTTAAATTGTGGTATCCAGGGGTGATCCAATGAACCTTTTCTAAAAGTAAATTTACATAGAAATGGAACTCTGATGAAGTTATCTTGACTGATTTGTTCAGCTTCTCCTCCAGCTGTAAGTAGTTGTCCAGCACCACCATAGATTGGAGATGATGCCATTCTAAAAGCATCGCAGATTGATTTAATATCTGCCGCTTCATCACTGTTTCTTGGAACCATTTTAAAAGTCATTCCAATTTCTCTTAGGTTTGGAGAGTCATACAAGACTTCTGCGTTTGGATTTAGAACGACTCCTCTGGTAGATCCAGAGATATCATTTGCTGTAAGGTTTCCACCAACACCTGGAATTTTATTGAGGACTGTTGTTGTCAACGCTTCCCTTAAAGCATTCATATTTCCAGATAGATCTTGAGCTGCTTTAATAGGTGTTGAAAACGCACCACCAGCGGCAGCGGAAATAGATGCCTTGCCCATTCTTGTAAATGATTTTCCTTGCCAGTCATTTTTCAGTTCATTACTTAGATCTTGAGGCATAGGTAACATGATACTCTTAATTTCTCTCAGATCTCCAGACCCATCTATTTTTTTTACCGATATTGTTTGGATTTCTAAGTCTCTGATAGAATTGTTGTATGCTTCGTATGAGTTTACATTTATTCCAGCGTCACTTTCTTGGCTAAAGGGAGGTTTATATTTACCAAATTGAAATACCACATAGTCAGTATCCGAATCAAACTGAATATTTGCTGGATATCTTACGGTTGAGGAAACTGCTGGGGTTTCTATAGCACCACTGAGTGTGGATGTTGCTAAGTTTAGACTAATTGGTAAAACTGGTTCCTTTGTAACCCTGTCAACTTCTTGTCCAGTTAAGTACGATGGCTTTGCTTTTCCTCTAACATTAGTATTTGTCCACGATCCAGCACCAAACGCACCAACGTTCCAATACCAATAAACGTCGTTTGTTTCCTTATAATAGTCACCCTGTTTTGGTTGGTATGCTGCCATTTATTTTACCATCTTTGTGTCTCTTGGTTTTCCATAACCACGAATGACCCTTCTTGTTTTGATTCGGTCATAGTAACTCTCATCCACATCTTCCCATACAAGTTCTTTCGTGTATGGTAAAGTTTTATTGGAACCCTTCACAGTTCTAACAAAGTTTTCTATTGGCAATAGAATAGCAGTGTCCCATTCAGCAGATGCTAGGTCCAACATGAACCCATCAACTTTTTCAATTAAGTATTTATGGAAGCATAGGCGAGGAATGTCAATCCTTCCCTCTAATAATCTTTGCACCACTATAACTCTTTTCTTTGGTGACATATAGTGTAGGTTCGCACCCCAGAATTCTGTTGGAGTCGCTTTTATTACATAAACGAGTGGAAATGTATCATAGTATGGAAGATGTCTCATCTTTGCTTCATATTCAAACATATAAAGGTGACCAGAAACAGCATAACGCCTTAGTAAGTTTTCATCTGGTTCTTCTTCGTTTCCTCTACTGTCAACTCGTTCTTCTCTGATTAGTTTCTTCGGATCTTTTTTGTAATCCGATGCTGCTTTCTTAACAGCGTTTTTGTACCACGAGAAAGATTGCTTTGATCCTCCTGTCATTTCTGTTATCTTTTCAAACAGAGTTGTGTATCCAGTGTTCTCTTTTGTAGAGTTACGCTGGATGGTTGCAAATCCTTGTGCCATTGGTCTATACTCCTAGGTGGTCTTCTGTTAGGATTAAAAAATTCATCTGCCTATCCTCACAGAAGTCCTGAGCAGCGTCCCATTTGGCACGGTTCTTCATGAACGTCAGGGCAGCCCGCTTATAGGCAGCAGTCCTTTTGTTTTTGTCATTCGGTGGTGTTGTTTGTTTCTTGGGTTTTACTTCAATGATATATTTCGTAATCTGTCCAGACTTTTCGCGAACTTTGATGTAGAAGTCTGGGTAGTAACGATGTAATCTACCATCGGTTGGGCAGCGATATGGTATAATAACTTCTTCGCTACCCCACTCTAAAATTGAGGGATTATTATCACAGAACACCATGAACTTACGTTCCCATAGTGATCTATAGATGATGCGAGATGGGTTGCCACGGTACTTCTTTGGATTGATTGGTTTATACAGTCCAGAGTACGCCATAAATATATAAGTTCCCACGATTATATTTAGCGGTGGCAGTAACAAAGATCAACGAGTTCATGAAAAAAATGGGAGTCAAGGGCGGAATGTCCATGACTACTGGATTTGATGTTATCTTTGATTTTGGTGGCAAAAATTTAGATTTTGTTAGTAAATTTTATTCGGGTGATAGTAAAGATGTTGTGACAATGCTTTGTGATGAAGCACAACTACCAAACGTTCAATCTGGCACTGCACAAATCACGGGGAGATATTTGGGAGAAGGACCGATCTCATATCCACATACTAGAATTTTTACTGATTTAAGTCTGGGGTTTCTGCTAGATGCAGATC